AGCCGGATGACGGCGCGCTCGTCGGGGTCGGAGAGCTGGAGGATCAGGCCCTCGATGGCGTTGCGCTCCTGCTTCTCCTCGGCCTTGAGCCGGTCGATCTGTTCCTCGAGCTCCATTTTCCGCTCCACCATCATGCCGGTGCGGTCGGATGGTGTGCCGGATCCGCGTGGCATACCTGTCAGATCAGGGCCGGGCGGTGAGGCCATCGTCATCTCCATGCGGTCGAGGCGTTCGAGCTGGTTGTCGATGTCTCTCAGCATGGCGGTGTAGGCCGCGAGCCTGTCCTTGATCCGTTGTGTGATCGGCTTCTCGCTCATTATGTCAGGGCGTCACTCCTGCTCACCTCCTTCCTCGTCAGGCTCGAAGATCGCGGCGATCTCCTCGCGCGGCAGCTCTCGGCCTTGACGGACGCAGCGCACGGTTGTCTTTCCTGTTATTCTGATGTACCTCTTGACGATCACGTCCGTGAAGGCGGGCGTCAGCTCCATGATGTAGGAGGGCTGCCCGTATGCCTCGCAGGCGGCCAGCGTCGTGCCGGAGCCGCCGAAGGGATCATAGACGCCCGTGGCGAAGTCCGTGTTGTCGACCAGCTTCTCCAGCAGCTCGACGGGCTTCTGTGTTGGGTGCAGCTCATTCCCGGAGCGGGAGATGCTCAGGACGTTGCCGTAGCCCTTGTGGCCGTCGAAGTGGGTGGCAGCCTTGGCGCCGAACAGAATGAGCTCATGCTGCGAGCGCCAGCCGACGCCCATGCCCGGCGTGCCCTTGTCCCATACGATCTCAGACTTGACGCCGAAGCCGGCCGCCTCGACGAGGTCGAACAGATATACCCACATACGCCAGTCGGTGAAGATGTAGGCGTAGAGGCAGGGGATGTCTGTGAGCGCGCCGCGGATCAGGTTTTGATAGCCGCGCGTGCTGAGGATGTCGTTGGCGATCTTCGGGGCCTTGCCGTTCTTTCTCTCGGTGCCGATGCTGCCGGTCGACTTCTGTGACTCCTTGCTGCCGCCCGAGCAGTAGGGCGGGTCGGTCAGCAGGATCTCGGGCTTGTTGCCGCCGAGCAGCAGGGCGCGATCCTCCGGCCGGGTGCAGTCTCCGCAGAGGACGCGGTGCCGGCCAAGGATCCAGAGGTCGCCGTACTGTGTGACCGGCGCGGCCGGGGCCGGGATCTCGGCGTCGGGGTCGCTGCTCGGCTCCTTGGTGTGCAGCGCCTCAGAGAGGGCCGTCACGATGTTGCCGTAGTCGTCCTCGGTGTAGCCGCTGAGCATGAACGGGATCTCGCCGGTGTCGATGTCGGCGAAAACCTCGGCGAGCATCTTGTTGTCAGTGGTGGCGAGCTCCGCGATGCGGTTGTCAGCCGTCAGATCGGCCAGCTCCTCGGCCTCGCTGGCGTAGTCCTGATAGTCGACCGGGGCGTCGGTCAGGTCGTCGAGCTGTGCGGCCATGAGACGGCCGTGGCCCTTGGTGACGAGCCCGCTGCGCTTGCTGACGGTGATCGGAGCACGCCAGCCCGTCGCTTTGATGATAGAGGCGAGGAGCTTGATCTGCTCCGGCGGGTGCTGGTTGGGGTTCTTGGGGTTGGGCCGCAGATCCTTCAGCGGGACGATGGCGTCGTGTGCGCAGAACACGGGGACGCTGCCGGCGTATGCCTTCGGCGTGGCCGTGGTGCTGTACTCCTCGATCTCGGGGCCGGTCTGCGGCTGCGGTTTATTCATGGCCGTCACCTCCTGTGGAGAATTGTTTCTCGATCCACTTGTGGAGGCTGGAGCCCTGCCAGTTGTTTCGGCCGTCAAGACGGTTTTTCAGCCGTTCCAGTTTCGCCTCCTCGACCTCCTCGGTGGATCGGTGGAAGATGATGCGGAGCTGGTCAAGCATGATCTGGACGTCTGCCATCTCCTCAATCACGTTGCCGATCGCTGCGGTCACTTCGCAGCCGGCCTGTGCCCGTTTGATTTTGCAGAGGGCTTTGGTCAGCTCGGCCATCTCCTCGACGGCCATGTCCATTTGTGCCGGCGCGCCGTAGGTCGTGATCGCACGATCCAGCAGGGCCCGGCGTTCCTCCGTGGTCATCACGGGCGGCCTCCCTTCGTCAGCTCTCTGACCAGTACGGCCACGAGCACGATCACGATGATGGCGAGGGTGATGGCGGTCGGGATCCAGATCGGGGCCAGTACCCACAGCCAGCTCCAGTTGATGACGCCGGTGAGCTTCAGGACGATGAAGGCGACGGCGAGAAGGCCGCAGAAGCCGATCCCGCCGGCCGTCGTGTTGTTTCTTTCGTTGTTCATGTATTACCTCCAGTATTATTTTCCGAGCCCCTTCAGCGCGCAGGCTGTGCAGGCGGTTCGGACGTCGGGCTCCAGTGCGAGGATCCGGCGGGCCGTGTCTGTCTGCCAGCACTCAGCGCCACAGACGGGGCAGGTGGTGAGCTGCCAGTCGTCCGTCGGAGGCTCCGGGACGTTATCGCGCAGCGGCATGGTGAGGATCCCGCCGTCTCCGGGCTGGTGGGGCGAGAGGATGGGCTCAGGCTCGTCGGGGATCATGGTGTTGAGGAGCTCGTTGTACTTCTTGAATATGGCCTCCGACGCTGCGCTCCAGCTCTCGCCGTGCTCTGTGTCCTCCGGGGTGGCGACGTGGGCCAGCTCGTGCGCCAGCAGCTCAGGGGCGGCGCTGATGGGCGCCTCGGCCGAGATGCAGACAATCGGCGTGCTGCCGTCGTCGGGAAAGATGGTCAGGCCGTAGGCGGTGCCGTTGGTCTCGTCCCGCAGGTCGGGGACGTACTGCGCGACGTACTCGACGCCGGGGTAGAGCTCAGAGAAGGCCCGGGCCACGATGGCTGTCGGGTCGTTGATGAACGGCGAGGCCATCGGGCCGATCTTCTCGTACTGCTTCAGGGCCGTGTAGGTCTCGCGCAGCATGGCCCGCACTTCGTCCTTCTTGATGCCGTTGATGGTGGGCCCGTTCAGGATCAGGTCGAGCATCCTGTCGCTCCAGTCCTGCATCAGGTGGGTCTCCGGCATACCGCAGCCGAAGGGCACGACGTCGACCTTCTCACGGGTGAGGGTTTCGTATTCTTTCACGGTGCTGCTCCTTTCAGAAAAGCCGAGCGGGCCGGAGCCCGCCCGGCGCTCCATTTACTGCATGACGACGACCTTGCCGGCGTCGATCAGATCGCCCATGTTCTTCAGGAAGTAGTCGGCGATGTTCTTCTTGGCCTCGAGCTTCCAGATGCCGCCGTCAGCCTCGAAGAAGCCGATCCCCTCGTCGGGATCCACGCGCAGCAGGAACTCGCTCTCGGGCTGCTCCACCTCGAGGAAGGTGCGGAACGGCCGCAGCATGACGCGGGGCTTGATCTCGACGACCGCGTTGAGGGCGACGCCCTGACGTGCCTCGACGGTCTGCGTGACGCCGTTGTCGTTGGTGCTGACGCTGTTCTCGTTGGTCATGCGACTCAGCAGGTCGAGCAGGTAGGCCGTGCCCTCGTTGGGGATGCAGAGGCTCCGCAGCTCGATCAGAGCTACCTCGCGTCCTCTGAAGCCGGTGCGCAGGCCCGGGGCGTCAGCCTTGGCGCGGTAGAGCGTGTTGCGGGAGAAGTCGCTCAGGTAGGTGGTCATCACCTCGACGGTGTCGTTGCTCTTGACCTGCACCATGATGGTCGTGTCGACCTTCTCGAGCTCGGTGCGGATCAGCTTGCAGATGCTATCGAGTCCGCTGACGCTGATGCAGTCAGGGCGGTCGACGTGCGGCGGGATGCGGGTGAGTGATGCGTCGGCGTAGGTCTGGCCGTCAATCTCGAAGATCTTGGTCTCCTTCAGGCTGACGATTTTGTCGATCATTTTTGCGAGCATTGTGTTGTCCTCCTTGTTCTGTGTTGTGGGTGTTTATCCGTGCTGGACGAGCTTCAGGAGCTTCGGGGCCTCCTGCTGCGTGCCGTCCATGTTCATTTGGCCGGGTACCTGCGGCACCATCTCGGCGACGACGAGCTCGCCGTTGCCGTCAGAGGTGACATAGAGGGCCGTGGCGACGGGGTTGGTGGCTGCGAGCGTAGACTTGGCCGTCACGGAGACGCCGATGGTGCGGCGCTCGTCGTCCGGGGTCAGCTCGATGGTGAGGGTGATCTTGCGCTTGGCTGTGGCCTTCGTGTTGGGGTCGAGAATGTTCTGGATCACCTTGTCCATCTCATAGTCGACGCGCTCCTCGAAGGCGCCGCGGGCCATCGACATGATGCTGTCGCGCTGGTTCTGTTCGTTCATGGGGTTTCTCCTTTCTTTCCGCTGCCGGCCGTGCCATACTTCTCGAGCGTGTCCTTCATCGCTCCGGCGATGCACTCGGCCATGATGGTCGCGGTCTTGGTCTCGCTGTTCTTGGCAGCCTGTTCAATGGCTGCGCGGATCTCGTCGGGCTCATAGCCCGTGTTCTCATAGGCGGCGAGCTTCTGGACGAGCACCTCCTTGGTGGCTGCGCTCCAGTAGCCCGTCTTGATGCCGTTGACTCTCTCGTGGGTCAGACGTTCCATGCTGGCCCTCCTCTCAGGTGGCCGATCCGAGCGTCATCTGCTCGGCCTCGGTCGGGTTGTCTGCGTAGGCTGCGGCCGTCTGGCCTGTGGGGCCTGAAGGCTCCGCTCTGGCCCACACGGCCTCGGTGGCGTCCGAGCGGGTGGCCTTACGGCGGCCGACCGTCGTGAGGATCCCGATCTCCTTCAGCTCTGTGAGCCGCGGGGCGACGTAGTTGCGGTTGAAGTACGGGATCCGGCCAGCTGCGACGAGCTCCTCAGTGATCTCGCTGGCCGTGAGCTCACGGTTGCCGAGGGTCTCGAGGATCAGGCGGCAGCGGGCGGCCCGCTTGGGGAGTACGGCGTCATAGCTGCGGCGCCGGGTCTCTTTGGTTGTCTGGTTCATGTGTTTCCTCCTTTCCGGCCAGCTCGACGCTGTCGGCTGGCGCGTCCTTGACTTCAGGCGTCGGCGCTTCGTTGCCCCACACGTCCCATCCCGGGGCGGCTTCTCGGGCAAAAAGCTCGATGCGGGGTAGGTCTCCCATCAGCTCGACGATCCTGTCGCGGATTTCGGCCGGCTTTCTGCTGTGCTGCTGGAGCGGGGAGAGGACGATGCTGCGGACGCTGCCGCTGATGCGCTTCGGCTTGCCCTTGGTCGCCAGCAGGCAGATCTCTGAGTTGCTGCGCGTCCAGTTTCCGAGCCCCATGAAGATGCCGGTGCCGTTTCTGTTCTGCTTTACCCAGTTGAAGGCGACGGTCTTGTAGCTGAAGCCCCACGCCTCGATCACGTCGAGGGCCTCGCGGAGCATGGGGAAGGTCGCCCACATGAAAAGCACGCAATCCTCGTTAGCAATACCGACGCCCATGCGCTTGATGTCCTCGATGGTCATGGTGTCGTAGTGCTTGGAGGCTGCCGCTCTGGTGCCGCGGTTCTGATAGCTCCACGGAGGATCGGCGTAGATGATGCTGTACTTCTTGTCAGGGAGTGGGATCATGGGTATCCTCCTTTCCGAGCGTTTCCGACTCGATGTCGCGCAGGAACTTGATGAAGCCGGCCGTCGCCGGTACTTCGTAGCGGGAGAGCTCTGCGTGCGTCATGTACTTGCGGCCGTAGATCTCGGCCATATCGCGCCAGACGGGCCATGGCACGCGGTAGAAGTCCGTCAGGCTCATGGAGACGAGCACGAAGGCGATGGCGCCGAGTTTGTGATGGGCCTCGAGGTCGTCCTGCTGCTCTTGAGTGAGCCGGCGCTGCTCGATGCGCTCGTCGTCGGTGTGCTTGGCCTCGAAGTAGATGCTCCGGCCGCCCTTCAGGGTGCCGCCATAGTCCGGCTGGGCCTGCTTGGTATAGCAGGCGAGGAACTGGCCCTTGCGGTTCTTGGCGCCGAGGGGCTTCATGGGCTCCGGCGTCTTTTCGATCTTGGCGAGGCCACGGCTGAGGTAGTAGTCGCACGAGGCCGAGATGATATTCTCGAAGTAGCCGCCGGCGACTCTGGCCTGCTTGCCGCGGATCTGCGCCATCATGTGTTTTTCGGCTGCGTAGGGCGTCGGGTCGTTGTAGCCCTCCGCGTTCTTTCTCGGGTCGTACTTCGTCACGGCGTTCAGCCTCCGATCTCGATGTGGACGCCCGGATCGGAGATCAGGCGGTCGGCGAGCTCGAGGATGACGCTGCCATCCAGCTCGATGCTGATGGGGCCGTGGTCGAGGTGCTGGTTGCAGACGGCCATCGCCCTGAAGGCGGGCAGGTGCAACGTGACGCTGCCGATGTCCGGCTTGTCCTCCTCGCTGTTTTCCGGCTCCTCGTCCGGCTTCAGCTCGCTGATGGCCTCGAAGCCGTTGCGGACGGGGATGCCGTGCGCCTTGGCGAGCTCGATCTCCGCAGCCATACCGGCCGAAGGGTGGTCAATACCGAAGGCCCACAGCTCGGAGCAGCCGAGCACCAGCTCGCTGCCGATCTTCAGGGCCAGCTCACGCTCCTCGGGGACGTTGTCGTCCATGAACTGCGTGAGATAGATGTGCGGGGTGACGGGGATGACGCCCTTCTCCACAGCCGCGCGGCTGTACTCCTTGGCACGCTGGATGTTGTTCTCGTAGTCCCCGCGGCACGGGGAGCAGATGTAAACCTTTTTCATGTTGTTCCTCCTATCGTGAGCGCCAGCTCTGGCCGGTGAGGGTAATGCCCCTGCACATTTCCATGAGCCGGTCGATGGTGGCCCGGGCCGTCATGCTGTCGTGGCTTTCCCGCGGCGTCATGCGGTCGATCAGGGCCTCGGTATCGTAGTTGGTGGTCACTATGGTCGGCAGGTATGCCTCATAGCGGCCGTTGATGATGTTGTAGACCGTGGAGATCGCCCACTCGGTCGGCGGCTCCTTGCCGATGTCGTCGATCACGAGGAGTGGGACGGTCTTGTAGATCTTCAGGACGTCGCTCTCGCTGCCGCCGGTCGTGGAGTAGGTGCGCTTGATGCGCTCCAGCAGGTCGATCATCGTCATGCAGATGACCGGCTTGCCTTGCGCGATCAGGTGGTTGGCGATGGCAGCGGCGAGGTGGGTCTTGCCGGTGCCCGGCGGGCCCGCGATAAACAGACCGTTGCGGCCGGGTTCCTGACGGCCGGGCTGCGGCAGCATGGCGTCGAAGCCTTCGGCATAGCGCCGGGCGGCTGCCGCTGCTCGCTTGTTGTCGTCGGTGAGCTGGAAGGTGGAGAAGGTGCGCCGCAGGAAACGGTCGCCCATGCCGGACTCGCCGACGATGCGCTTGATGCGTTCCCGCATTTTCTTCTCCTCCTCAGCCTTAGCGGCTGCGGCCTCAGCAGCTTCGCGCTCTGCCTTCGCCTTCTCATAGGCAGCCACGGCCTCGGGGCAGGTGCATCGCTCGGCTCCGTAGGGAGGCCAGAGGATGCGGTTGCCGAGCGGGATGCCCTTGTGGTAGCGCAGGGCGCCGCAGAACTCGCAGGGGACGGGCTCAGGGACTCCGGGACGGCCGGCGAGGCGCTCGTCGTTGCTCCAGATCCAGTTACCGGCGTCACTCGTCGTCGGCCGGCTTGAAGCCCTTGCCCCAGTCTCGGCCGGAGCTGTCGGGCTGTTCAGGATCTCGCTGATTTTCTGCACCTTCGTTCACCTCCTCGTTGTCCCAGTAGCCGCCGTTGAGCCATGTGCTCGGGTTCGGTATGTAGCGCCCGTTCTCCCGGCGCCACTGGTCGCTCCGCTTCTGAGCGTCGACCGCCTGCATGATCCTCTCGTGGAGCTCAGCGGTGGGCTTGATCTTGTTCCACGCCTTCAGAGCGTACTGCTTTCCGGTCTTTTTCGGGTAGGCTTTCCAGAACTCGAGAAATCTGGCCTCGACGAGTGACTTCGTGCCGCCGTCACTCCCCTCGTCAGAGGGGGAAGGGGGTGTATTACCTTCTCTTGTCTTATCTTCTCTACTCTGGTCTACTCTGCCTCCGGCTTTCTTGCGGCTGTTTGCCGGTCGTCCGGCGGTCGGCGTTTGGTCGTCCGGCGAGGCGTCGGCAGACGCCGCAGCAGCGGCCCGGCGACTGCGGGAGCGCTCTTTCTCGGCTTGCCGCTGGTCGATCAGCTTGCCGGCGTACTCGTACCAGTCGTGGATCT